TTCCCAGGCGCTCTTTGCGCTTGGGAGGGGGGAAACTTTAGCGGGGAGAGAGGGAGAAGATGAACGAACAGAGAAAGAGACTGGAGTATTGGCAGGAGAAGCTGACACGCTACGATGCGGCCTTTGAGCAGGAACGGGCTCAGATGGACGAGCGAGAGGCCATTTATCGAGGACGCAACCACATTGACCAGCTGGTGGATGGGGATGTGATCCGGAAAACGCCCCATGTGCGCAATATTGCGGCGGAGCTGATCGAGGCACAGGTGGATGCCAACATTCCCCAGCCCAAGGTGACCCCTCTGCGGCGAGAGGATGAGCATTTGGCGGTGCTCATTGAGGATATGCTGCGAAACAAGCTGGACAGGCTGCCTATGGAGATCTTAAACGACCAGATGGAGCGAACGGTGCCCATTCAGGGCGGGGGCCTGTATGTGCTGGAATGGGACAGCTCCTACCGCACCCACGACACGGTGGGGCAGAGTGTGGTTTCTGTGGTGCACCCCAAGCAGCTGGCTCCGCAGCCAGGGGTGACGGGGGATATTGACCAGATGGATGACTTTATTCTGAAGCTGCCCCAGACTAAGGCTTTTATCCGCCGCCGGTATGGGGTGGATGTGTCGGAGGGAACCGAGGAAGAGCCGCAGATACGAGGAAGCGGCGATCTGTCCCCCTCGGATGAACTGGTGACGCAATATGTGGCCTATTATCGAAACCAGGAGGGCGGCATTGGGTTGTTTTCCTGGGTCAATGATACGGTTTTGGAGGATTTGGAGGATTGTCAGAGCCGTATTTTGTGCCGCTGCCGTCAGTGCGGAGGGGTACAGCCTGGAGATTTGCTGTCCGTAAAATGGGACAACGAGGGAGATGGCGAGGAAGAGCGGGAGGAAGAGACGCCCGTATGTCCCCTGTGCGGCGGGACCTTGGAAAAGACGATAGAGGAGTTTCAGGAGCTTTGGCTGCCGATGGAGCGGTCAGACGGTTCCATCATACCGGGGGCAGACCCTGTGACGGGAAAGCCTACTTGTGTGCCGTACTATAAACCGGACATCTACCCGGTTTTTCTGCAAAAATCGGTGTCTGTATACGGGAAACTCCTGGGGGAATCGGACATCGACAAGGTGAAAGACCAGCAAAACACCATCAATCGTTTGGAGAAGAGCATTATCGATCAGCTGCTGGCGGCAGGCACCTATATTACACTTCCCCCGGATCCGTCCATTAAAGTGGACACCGGCGTGGCAAAGGTGATTCGGCTGAAGAATGTGACGGACAAGAATTACCTGGGTGTTTACGACATGAAGTGCGACGTGGAGCAGCCGCTGGCGTATCTGGACTATATCTACCAGGAGGCGCGGGACGTGGTGGGCATCACGGATTCCTATTTGGGGCGGAAGGATACCACCGCTACCAGCGCTGTGGCCAAGGAATTTGCCGCCAATCAGTCCGCTGGGCGGCTGCAATCCAAGCGTGTGATGAAAAATGCCTGCTGGGCGAAGCTGTTTGAGGCGCTATTTAAGTTTGAGCTTGCCTATGCCGATGAAAAACGTCCTATCGTGGGGGTGGATCCCAAGGGAAATCCTGTGGATGAGCAGTGGAACAAATGGGACTTTTTGGAGCAGGATGAGGACGGCCAATGGTATTGGAACGACCGGTTTCTCTTTTCTTGTGACAGCGCCAGCCCCCTAGCCGCTGACCGGACGGCTATGTGGAAGGAGACCCAGAGCTATTACTCGGCCGGTGCGTTTGGCGATCCCAATGAGATAGAGACGAGAATTCTGTTCTGGACGAAAATGGAGCAGCTGCACTATCCCGGCGCGGCGCAGACCCGGCAGAATCTTATCTCGGAATACCGCAGACTGCAGCAGCAAAACGGTTCGATGCAGCCGGTGGCAGCCCAGGGGCAGATGGGAGGGGAGACGCTATGAGACTGGATCCGTTTTTGGATAATTTGGACGCCATGATGCCAAATGCCTATACCAGCGCGCAGAAAACAGCTTGGGTCAGCGATCTGGAGGCCATTGTGTGGACACAGATATGCTTGCAGCCCGCCGGACTTTGGCACCCCTATCGCTATGGGCGAGATGGCCGGGGAAGGCTTTTTTTGCCGGACAGCTGGCAGCGGGTCTACACCGCCTATCTGGGAGCCATGATGCAGTTTGCAAACGGCGAATACAACCAGTATGAAAATGCCATGACCTTGTATAACGGCTATATGGGGGAACTGGGGGCCTGGTATGCGCAAACCTTTGATCCGGCCAGCCATCCGGCCCGATGGGTGCGCTGGGGGACGGTTTCGGCCCAAGAGCTTACCCAAGGAAAGGCGCTGGGATACCGTTCGCCGGATGGCGCTCTGCTGGGGGTGGAGCTGCGGCTGACGGAGCCCTTGGATGGGAATGGAACGGTGTCTATTCAAGGGGTGGACAGCGGGGAGACGCTGTTTGAAGTTGACATAATGCAAGACAACGGCGGCGTACTTTTATGCAGTGGGCTGGTGCTGCCGGGACGATGTGGGGAGTGCTTGGAGGTTTGTTATGACGGAGAGAGCCTGTCCCAGGGACAAATGGAGCTGTGGGCACTGACCCAGGATTTTGTATAACAGGAGGAAAGATGATGGCAACGATTCAGAACATTTTGGATGCGTTTTCCTATTACATTGGAAACGGCGGCTATTATGAAAAGGCCAGCGCGAAAAATCTCAGCCGGGAGGTTTCCGATTTTGCGGCCAACAAGGGCAGCGCTAACTATACCTATATGGGCAAGCTGTGCGGCATCAATCCAGGGGCGTGGTGCGCCATGATGGTGTCCACGGCGGTGTATGAGGCCTGCGGCAGCGACAAAACGGCGGCCAAGCAGGTGCTGTGGGGTCTATGGCCATACACGGCCTGCAACCAGCTGTTTGACGCAGGGCTGTCTCACAATGCCAGCCACTACAGCGTGTATCAGCGAACGAAAAAGGGAAAGAGCGGCACGGCCTATACGCCTCAGGCGGGGGATGTGATCGTGTTTTCCGACAATGGCACGACACGGAGCCACACGGGCATGGTGTATGCCGTGGACGGGACTACGGTCTATACCTACGAGGGAAACTCCGGAAACATGGCCCGGAAGCGAAGCTATAGTCTGACCAGCGCCTATATTTATGGCTATGTGACCTTGAACGTGGAGGCAGACACTACCACGGCCTCGGACACGGGGAGCGTGGGCGCATTTCAGCGATGGCTGGGTGTTACGGAGGATGGCGTGTATGGGGCTAAGACTCAAAAAGCGGCTATTGCTGCGCACCAGCGCTATCTGAACGATCAGATGCAGGCGGGGCTTACCGAGGATGGCCTGTGGGGGGCCGAGACCTATTATGCCACCCAGGCTCTCCAGGTGCCGGATGACAACAACGATGTGCACATTTGGCAGGGAATTTTATATGGTCGGGGCTACGACCCCCTGGGGCTGGACGGCAGCTTTGGGGAAAACACCCGGGCGGCCACCGAAAAGCTCCAGACGGCGCTGGGACTGTCTGCCACGGGGCGTGCCGATGCGTATACCTGGGCAAAGGCGCTGGGGTATACCCGGCCGACCCATAAAATTTTGAAAAAGGGCAGCACCGGGAGCGAGGTTCGCTATTTGCAGCGGCTGCTGGGAAATGCCGGATATACCCTGGAGACAGACGGCTGCTTTGGTGCAGCCACCCAGGAGGCGGTGAAGGCTTTTCAGACGGCCAACGGGTTGGCGGCCGACGGTCAGGTGGGAACGCTCACCTGGGCGGCGTTGGAATGAGGAAAGGGGGGTGGAAGCTGGGCGGACTGTCCGGCTTCCCGGCCCCATGTATGACAAGGGGAGGAGAAAACGATGAAAGCATGGTTTCAAAAACATTCCTGGGCACGGCGGGCGCTGCGCACGTTTTTGCAGGCGGCGCTGGGCGTGATGGCGGCAGCTGTGACCGAGGCGGCCGGTGTGGTGGCAAATATCAATTTGGAGGCAGCCATTGTGTTGGCGGTGGCCACCGGTGCGGCAGCTGTGATGAATTTGGGGGAAGGAGAGTCGACAGACGATGACCGAGGTGACACGAGCGGAGTTTGAGGAGATCCGTCGGCTGGTGCGGGAGCATGGCCGGAGCTTGGAAAAGCAAAAGACTCAGTACGCGGTCATCAATACCAAGCTGACCGCTATTTTGTGGCTTTTGGGCACCGCAGGCACGGCCGTGATCGCGGCGATGGTAAAACTGATGTTTGGGGTGAGCTTATGAAATTGGCGAAATTGCCCTATGGGGACAGCTATGGCCGAAGCTATCAATGCGTATTCGGGGGCCTGAACGAAAATCTGGCGGCGCAGGACGGGGAAATCTGCGCCATGGAAAACATGACCAGCGACCACTATCCCCTTCTGTCACCTCGGGACCGACGCTATAAAACCCAGCAGCTCACAAAGCCCAACGGTTTGTCTGCGCGGGATAAGCTGTGCTGGGTGGATGGAACGGATTTTTATTACGACGGCCAGGTGAAGGGGAAGGTGGAGGACGGCGAAAAGCGGTTTTACTATGTGAACAGCTGGGTGGTCATCTGGCCGGACAAGAAATATTACAACACCGCTACGGATGAATTTGGAAGCCTGGAAGCGCAGGCTGCGGTGGACGGTGTGGTGCAGAAGGGAATTTTCTGTTCGTCTAAGGCACCCAATGGCATTTCCAGCCAGTGCAACTGTCTGCGGCTGGACGGTATCACGGTGCAGGGGAAATTTAAGGCGGGGGATGGTGTGACGATTTCCGGCTGTACCCGCCACCCGGAGAATAATTTGACGCTGGTGGTGCGTCAGGTGTTGGGCACGGCGCTGTATTTTTACGACAACAGCTTCACCATGGACACGGCTATGACCTACACGGTGGGAAAAGACGGCCTGGCCGCCGGAGACTATAACTTTGTGTATGAGGACTTTTGTTACTATATCATGCTGAAAAATTCCATGAGTGCCGGGGATGTGCTGGAATGCGACGGAGATTTGAATATGACGGCCACCATCGGGGACAGTACGATCCCCGTGGAGGTGGGGTACGGTGCTTTCGGCGGCGATTGGCTGGAGTTTACCCAGGAGACGGTGGATTATGCCGAGGAGGGACAGGTGATCGTGAGCCGAACGGTGCCGGATATGGAATATCTGTGCGAATGTGACAACCGACTGTGGGGTGTGAAGGATTCTACGGTATACTGCTCCTATTTGGGAAACCCCACGGTTTGGAACAACTATGACGGCACAGCCACCAGCGCCTGGAGCGTGGAGGTGGGCAGCGGCGGCCGCTTCACAGGGGCATACAGCTATGGGGGCTATCCCCTGCTGTTCAAGGAAAACCATATTTACCGGGTGTATGGCACAAAGCCGTCCAATTTTCAGTTGATGGACACAGAGACTCTGGGCTGCGAATCTGGCAGCGACAAGAGCTTTGCGGTGGTGGGACAGACGCTGTATTACAAATCCCGGGTAGGCTTTGTGGCCTATGCCGGCGGCATCCCCTCCCTGGTTGACAGCGCTCTTGGGGTGACCCGGCGGCAAAACGCCGTGGCGGGCACGGATGGACGAAAATATTATGTGGCAGTTGAGCGTGGGGATGGGCGTGATTTGTATGTCTATGACACGGTGCTGGGACTGTGGCATCGGGAGGACGATGCAGCGGTGATGGATTTTGCCTGGTGCGACGGAGAATTGTACATGCTGACCCGGGAGGGGGAGGTGTATATGACCGGACGCATCCGCACACCGGCCGGACAGGAAGAAACGTGCGTTCATAGCCTGGTAGAGATGGGAGATTTTTACAGCAGCACGCTGGAGCGGAAAATTCTAAATCGGCTGTATTTCCGAGTGCAGACAACGGGAAAGCTGCGGCTTTTTGTGTCCTACGACGGAGGAACCTGGGAGGGTGTGGGCTATGTCCAGGGGAAGGAAAAGGGCTTGCAGACCATTCCCTTGATACCAAGGCGGTGTGACAGCTTCCGGGTGCGCCTGGAGGGCGAAGGAGATTGGAAGCTGTGGGCGCTGAGCCGGGAGTACAGCACCGGCTCCACCCGTGGATAAGGAGGTTTTGGCATGGCGGACCGACTTTTTATGGCAGACAGCGCTTTTCCCGGCTTTTCCGGGGAAGAGACCCAGGAAGAGAAGATCCAGCGGATCCTGGACTATCTCTACCAGATGAATGAACAGTATCGATATATATTATGTCAACTCAACATACAGGTGGATGAAACCGGCCAAGAGGATGGGTGATCCTCTTGGCCGGGGAGAAAGGAGCAGAATGTGGCGAACAGCACCTATACGTATAAAGACTTTGTGACCAAGGCGACGGCAGCCGGCCTTTTGAGTACCTTTTCGGATGCAGATTTGCGCCTAGCGGAGAGTAACCCGGAGGCAGGTATTAGTTTGCTGTCCTATAAACAGGACTACAAAAACGCAACGACGGACGAGGCCAGAGCCTTGGCAAACGCCGGAGCGGAGCATATCCGTTCGGTGTATGGCGGCTTTACCGCCGGGAGCAGCGGCTCCGGCTATTATCTCACGGACAGTGGTTCGGTGGATAATGATTATGTAAATCCCTATGCGGACAAGCAGGAGCAGCTCATGCAAACGCTGGCAGAGTCGTTTTCCTATGACAGCGATGCAGATCCGGCATGGCAGAGCTATCGCCAAAGCTATCTGCGGGAGGGCCAGCGTGCCTACGAGGACAGCCTGGGAACAGCGGCGGCCAACACCGGGGGCGTGGCCTCTACGGCGGCCATCACGGCGGCTCAGCAGGCGCAGAACTATTACAATGCCCAGGCGACGGATAAGAAGGCGGCGCTGTACCAGCAGGCCTATGAAAATTATTTGGCCTCTCGTCAGCAGACGGTTTCGGAGCTGACGGCCTATGACCAGCTGAATCAGACGGCGGCAGACAACTACCAGCAGAAGGTGGAAAATCAGCAGTATGCCCAGCAGTTTGCGGCCACGCAGGCGCAGCAGGCCTATGAAAATCAGACCCAGGAGGCCCAGCAGCTTTTTGACAACGCTGTGGACAAGTGGAAGGCTTATGGCTATGTGACGGCGGACATCAGCGACGTGCTGTCTCTGCCGGTGGGAACGGCCTATACGGACCAGGCCTATAACACCTGGTATCAGGCCTATCAGGAGGCAGCCAACGGTGTCTACACCGGCAAGACCTTGAAAGATACGGTTAACGCTTCCGATTCGGCGAACAGCCCCGGCATTGCCGCGGGGGACAGTCCTGCTTATCACAGCCAGGTGTCCAAAGGCAGCCGCGGCTCCGACGTGAGCACCATGCAGCGGTATTTGCTCGCCTTGGGGTACAGCTGCGGCTCTACCGGGGTGGACGGTGTTTTTGGTACAAACACCCGAGCAGCGGTGCAGTCGTTCCAGGCCAATTATGGTCTGACTGTGGACGGCGTCTGCGGCTCCCAAACCTGGGCGGCCTTGATTCGAGCGCTGAGCTAAAAAACAGTGGGGAGCTTCTTCGGAGGCTCCTCTTTTTGCCGAAGAGGAGGGACTGGTGGGCATTTTTGGCTATGTGCGGGTAAGCACCCGGGAACAAAATGAGGACAGACAGCTGGATGCCATGGCGAGGCTGTCCATCCCGGCGAGCCACCTGTTTGTGGAAAAACAGTCCGGCAAGGATTTTGACCGGCCGCAGTACGGGAAAATGCTGCGAAAAATGAAAAAAGACGACCTGCTCTATATCAAGAGCATCGACCGTCTGGGGCGCAATTATGAGGAAATTTTAGAGCAGTGGCGCATCCTCACCAAGGAAAAAGGCGTGGACATTGTGGTGCTGGATATGCCACTGCTGGACACCCGTCGGGGCAAAGACCTGATGGGCACGTTTTTGAGTGATATCGTGTTGCAGGTGCTGTCCTTTGTGGCGGAAAATGAGCGGGATGCCATTCGCCAGCGCCAGGCCGAGGGCATTATAGCTGCCAAAACCAGGGGCGTGCGCTTTGGCCGCCCAGAACAGGAGCTTCCGGAGAACTTTGAAATTATTGTGGCGGCCTGGGAGCGGCGGGAAATCGACTTGGCTGATGCCCTGCGCCGTTCCGGTCTGAGCCGCTCTACCTTTTATCGGAGAGTTAGACAATTCCGTCAGGGATAAGGGAAAATAAAATCGTCTCAAAAGGTGTACTTTTTGAGACGAAAAAGGTATGAGGAAAGAATAACACAAAGCCTGTCGCTTTACAATACAAATTGGTAAAATTGAACAAGTTTTTGTGTTATTCTACTAAATTTTTCCATCTGGGTGGTGCTGTCTCAAAAAGTACACCTTTTGAGACAGATTTGTAACTAGGGAGGAA